TGTATATAATGTTCCTTGTTGTGCGGCTTCCCGTTGGTTTTGTGTTCCTAACTCGCCGTATGTTGTGATACTGTCTACCACTGGTGCGGTACCAATTCTTTCTTGAGTATCAGCATAGTTTTTCACTCCAGCTTCAGGTGTCGTGTATCTTTCCCATCTACTGTATGCGAAAGTTACAACTAATCTAGCAACAGAATCGTTGCCCCAGCCTAAACTAACTTGATTTATTGCTATTGGAAAAACTTCAATCAATCTTACTGTATATGTGCTTTCTGGATCTTGAGAGTTTCCGATAGGCACTGCACCATAATGTCTTATTTCCATATCTCGGGCATAGTCTTCTTTATAGTTGAAGTTCCAAAAAGATGCTTGACCAGGAGTTACATCAATATTTGGACTAGGATTTATATAATCCATCCAGTTTTCAAAAATCATTTTTTCTGGAAAACCTTTATCTAATGTGCCTGGGGGGTTTGTTGAACACAAAAACGTCAGATTTATATCTGAATATGATGTTAGGCTAGGATATTTAAGTATTGGTCCATATGTTCTTGAGTTCACGGTATCGAAGGTTCTTCCTGGAAGTTCAGCATCTTCGCACCTCAGTTCCAATAGTTTCTCAGCTTCTGGTATATTTACTGATACAGCTTGTGCGAATAAACCAAGATTGAAGAACTTCACTAAAAATCTATCTGATCTTGCTAAATCGGTATAAGAACCAACACTATTTCTAAACCTATCGACACTGCCTAAACCTGAAGTTCTATTTTCAACGCCACCAGAAACGCTAGTGTTGTTTCCACCAATATATTGTGATAAAAAACTAAACAATGACATTAGATTCTCTTTCTAGATTCTTTGAAAACTTTTTGTTTAGATGCGCCTATAAAACTCTCAACAGGCAAAAATATAGCAATATCCCATTCATTAGAATCGATACGCAAAAATTGAGATTCTATGTTTTGTGTCAAATATCTTTTTATGCATGGTCGGAATAACTCGGACCTTGTGGCATTTTGTAACATTTGATACGATACAGCTAATCTGTCGTTTTGTTCAAAAATGCTTAGTTGATCCAAAAGCCTAGCTCTAAGTGTTGGTGCCAAATAATGCAGATTCAATCCTAGAAATCCATCAGAGTATGTTTCAATCGGTATCACTAATGGAAATATATCATAAAATGGCAATACATCTTTCAGCTTGGGATTATAGTAGAAGAAGTACATTCCACCCAAATCAAAAGTATTTTGTTTTCTTTTAGCATCGCGCATGAGTGTGCTACGTCGAAGATTTTGCAAGTCTTTGACTTTATTTTTGATCCATTGTCTAGCTTTATTTGTATTTGTAGCTAGATTTTGTCGTTGTAGTTCTTTTTGTAATCTGTCTATAAGCGCCATAAATATATTTATTTGATTCCTATATCTTCTTCAGTCAAAACTTTGAATTGCCAACCTCTATCTAAACAATATTCTTCAGCGGCTTTCCATTTAGCTTCGTTGATCCCCCATGTTACAACTTCGTTTATATATCTCTGGGTTATTCTGGATTGTTTTTTTGGTTGTGATGATTGTTTTTTAGGTTTGATTTCCCAGATCATTTCTTTGATGGTATTATTCTTATCTTTTACTTTGATATAGAAATCTGGGAAATATCTATGAACTTTTCTATCAATCGGCGACAGATAAGGGATCACGATTTCTTCAGATGACCATTGAACAACAGATGGATTGTTATCTAGAAAACTCATAACTCTACATTCCCATGAACTTCGATATATGATTTGAGTTGGATTACCTTTATATTTTTGAGGATTTTTTGGTTTGAAAAAGCCTTTATTTGTCATATAAATATATCTAACCTAAGAGTTACAGAAAATGCCACAGCCAGAAATAACTAGATACACTAATAGAGCGCAAGATTTTACTCCTATTACAGAACTGCAGACGAATCAATTTGCATTCGCTTCACTTACTTATCCCGAAGATATGAACAATTTGTCTCATGCTACGTTGTTCAATATAAATGTACAAAGAACTTCTACTGATTTTAGTGGTGGTAGAGAAACTGCTGATCAAACATTCACAGGAGCTGTCGGAAATGCTTTTGGTTTAGGCACAACTAGAGCACAAAGAGCAGCACCTCCTGGTTCACCAGGTTTGACAAGAAGAACTAGAAGAGCATTACGAGCTATATCTATGTATGTTCCAGAAACTGTAGTTTTTGAGGACAGACAGCAGTATGATACACCAAGTTTGACACAAACTCTTGGTGCAGGTGGAACTGGATTGGCAACAGGAGCAAGTTCGCTTTTGGGTAGAAGAGAAGATCCTGGAGCATTTTTAGTTGGAGCTGGAGGAATTGCTGCTGTTGGTGCCGTAGCTGCAGGTATACTTAGATTAGCTACAGCTGGTGCTATATCTACCGCCGATAGAGCACTTACAAATGCTGCCAGAACAGGCGCTCAGCTTGGTGGTTATGCTTTGAATCCAGTTATTGAAGTGTTATACAACTCACCAACTCTAAGATCTTTCAATTTCGATTTTATATTCACACCAAAAAGTTCTAGTGAAGCAGATATGGTGTGGTCAATCATATATGAGTTCAGGAGGCACTCAGCTCCTGAGTACACGAACTTTTTAGAAGGTTTGTTTTTCTTACCACCATCTGATTTCGATATTTCATTTTTGCGTAGAGATTCATCTGGTAGTTTTGTTGAAAACACGAATATTCCTAGAATATCATCATGTGTTCTAAAAAGTGTTCAAGTCGATTATGCAGCTTCTGGTCAGTTTACTACCTTCGTTGATGGTATGCCCATTCAAATCAGAATGAGATTAGAATTCCAAGAACTCAATATTCTCACCAGAGATAGAATTGATAAGGGTTACTAATGAGATTCTTTCAATCTTTTCCGTTCACAACTTATGACATATTCGGCGAGCAACCTAAATCGTTGCGTTTGGTCAAAGACATATTTGCTAGAGTCAAAGTTCTTGATAGCATAAAAGCTGAAAGCTTTATATATTACCTCTACGATATAAAAGATGGAGACACTCCTGAAATACTTGCCAATAACTATTATGGTAATCCTAATAGGCATTGGATCATTCTACTCGCCAATGATATAGTTGATCCTTTTTACGACTGGCCACTAACATACACCAATTTTGCCGAGTATATAAAAAGCAAATATGGATCTGTAAACACAGCACAAACCACATATTCGCATTATGAGAAAGTGATAACTAAAGTGGATTCGGTAACCACCACAGTAACTGTAAACAAATATAAACTGGACTATGATACATATCTTACATTACCAAGTTCCACGACACAAACTATAAATCTAAAAGATGGAAATACTGTTACTATAACAACAACTAAAAATCCAGTAAGCTATTATGATTATGAAAATGATTTGAATGAACAAAAGAGAACCATCAAAATATTAGATAAACAATATGTTGGAACCATAGAAAGAGAAATGAAACTATTGTTGCAAAATAATGTCTGAAGATCTAAACACAACAGAAAAAGCATATTCGTTATCTGAGTTATCCATAACCAGTTCTAATGGGAAAAAAGTTGATATTTTTCCCCAACTAGTTGAGTTGTCTATTTTCGAAGATATCTATAGCCCAACATTATCGGGCAAAATAACATTGGCTGATTCCGTGGATTTATTTGCCGAATTGCCATTATCGGGTTTCGAGTTTCTAACAGTTACATTATCCAAACCGGGTAACTGGTCATTTTTTGTTTTGGAAAAAACATTTCGCATATACAAAATGGAAATGGAAGAAACGAATCAAGCTACTGCTTCAGCACAAGCATATACATTGTATTTTTGTTCGGAAGAAAATCTAATATCCTCTTCTAAAAAAATATCTAAATCATACAAAGGTAAAAAAATATCTGACATCATAACAGATATTGTTGAAAACTACCTAGAAACATCGGAAGACAAGTTTTCTCCGCAAAACATTGAACAGACATATGGCGTTTTTGACATTATTGTTCCATACATGTCTCCTTTGAATGCTATTACATGGTTGAGTAATAGGGCAATTTCTTCAGGTTCTCAAACATCTAGTGCAAACTATTTGTTTTATGAAGACTCTTTCGGTTACAATTTTCGATCAATCGAAAAACTGGTTCAGAAAGAAACTAGAGCTAGATATAAGTTCAAACCTAAAAATGTTTCTACATCACCTGATTTTCAAAACACAGTAGAAGAAGATGTATATACTGTTATCAGATATGATTTTTTAAACATTTTTGATGTTTTGAAAAACATCAGTAATGGTATGTTTTCCAGCCAACTTTTTGCATTTGACATATTGAGACAGAAAGTAACTAAGCAAGAGTTCAATTATAATACATTGTTCAATAGTGCAAAACATATCGAAGGTCAAGGGACAACAAATACACCTGCGCCTTTTCATAATGAATACAAAGATAGAACTGGTAAAAGCATTACAGAAAACTATTTGTCCGTGTTGAAAATGTATCCAACCACAAAAGAACATAATACAGATGGTGCGATTACAGAGTATCAACCAGGTATAAAACCCAACTTAGTCGAAAACTGGTTATTATCAAGAGTTTCGCAGTTATCACAATTGAACTATTTCAAACTGAAGCTAGTTGTTCCAGGTAATACATTTTTGACTGTTGGTAGTATTATAGAGTTTGAATTGCCTTTGGCAACACTAAGAGCACCCGGCGAAACCACAGGTAATCCATATCATAGTGGTAGATTCTTGATAACAGCCATTAGGCATAAGATAGATATAAAAAGCTATGAAATGATTATAGAGGCTACGAGAGATTGTGTATCATACAATTATGATAATGCAACAAGCAATGATCAAGATATACAACCATCATCTAGTGGATTAGGATGACAATATGATCAATAGAAATAACTTTATGGGTTTGGATGGTTTCGTTTGGTGGTTTGGTGTGGTTGAAGACCGCAGAGATCCATTGTCTCTTGGTCGTTGTCGCGTGAGAATATATGGTTGGCATAGCGAAAAGAAGAACGATATACCGACAGATCATTTACCATGGGCACACCCTGTTTTACCTGTTACTGGTAATGTTGGTTCAGTTGCATCACCCCGAGAGGGCACCATGGTTTTTGGTTTTTTCTTAGATGGTAAAGATGCGCAGTTTCCGGTTATGTTAGGAATTGTTCCTAGTGTTCCTGAGAGCCGTGGATACTCACAAAATGGATTTACTGATCCGAGAGAAGATGCACAATTGTTGGACTCACCTAGAGTTGT